GTCCTTTTTTCATGCTTGCATTAGGAGAGCTTATGTTTCCAAAGCACAGACGAATGGTTAATAGGAAGATGATACAAGCCTGTAGAAAAAACAGATGTGAGTGTTGCGGGGCAGTAACCAATATTGAACCACATCATATTAATACTCGTGGAAGTGGAGGAGGAGATATAAAGGAGAATCTCATACAACTATGCACACGGTGCCATATCAATACTCATAGCGGACAATATCCGACAAAGGAAGATTGTTTAAAGATAGTCGCTGAACGTGAGGGGATAACATATGATGAAGTGTATGTAATTAATCGTAGAGCAATGGGATATGATGTATGACTAGAGTATGTTGTAACAGGAACAGGTGCTTAAATAATAAATATGGAATCTGTACTGCAGATACAATTGAATATGAGGGAATATGTCAAAGCTATATCACACAGAGTAGCGCAAGAAAAACACATTGTGGATTATGCAAAAGAACTCATGGAAAGTTAAAGCGTAATAGTAACGCTATATTAAAGTAGAGGTGATGCAATGTTAAAAGCATGTAGTTATTGCGGACGAATACACGAAGGAGAATGTCCAAGCAAACCAAAGAGAAACTACCAACAGGAACATAGCAATGCATCAGCAAGGAGAATAAAGGAGCGTAAGTTTAGAAGTAGTAGTGAGTGGCAAGACTGTAGAGCAGAAGTATTAGATCGTGATAAGCATCTGTGTAGATTGTGCTTGCATGAAGATAATTATATTAGTGCAGGTGAACGATTGGATGTGCATCACATTGAACCATTGCATAGTGCATGGAGAAAGAGGACTACACATAGTAACCTTATTACATTATGCAAGGCACATCATTATAAAGCAGACCACGGAGAATATAAGGCGGAGTACCTCAAGAAAATAATTAGTACCCCCCCTACCATTAAGAAGTAATTTTGGAAAAAGTCGGCAGACCGTACTGCTCACCTCATTTTTTAAAATTTTCCCTATGCGCTCATGCGTGCGTGCGAATAAGAACTCTATTATTACACGTGCGCGTATATATATAAATACTAGAAAGGAGATGAGACGATGGCACGAGCAAAGAGTGTAAAGACAACTAAAAAGCACTTAACTAAAGCAGAGAAGGAAGCAAGACTAGCTGTTGAAAATGCATTTGGTGATGATGCGGATGTTTGTCCACCGTCTTATCTCAATAAAGCACAAGTAGAAGTGTTCGAATTTATTTCGGGTGTATTAAAACGAGCAAATGTACTAAGCAGCTTGGATGCACAAACAATTACACAGGCAAGTGTTGTTATCGATATGTTGAATAGCGCGAATGTACAGGTTGCAAACAATCCAGAACTAGCTATTGATTCGGCGTTCACACAAAACATGGAACGGTTAACTAGAACATATTTGAAGTTGTGTGCTGAATTAGGGCTTAGCCCAACAGCAAGAGCTAAGATGGGTTCTCTGATTGCTAATAAAGCGAAAGAGGACGAAGACCCATTATTAAGTATCTTGAAGGGCGGTGATACTGATGAATAAAAAGCACCCTGCTTATGTGTATGCCATGGACGTAGCAGAAGGAAAGATAAATGCACCTAAGTTTGTAAAGCTACAGGTGAAAGATTTCCTAAGAATTGCTAACAACAAGGATACCAGGTATAAGATTGACGATAATAAGGTTAGAACGATTGGTGAATTACTGAAGTTGCTAATCATGCCTAAAGGGTTGAAAGCCAATAGCACAGTCCATGATAGTATGGCAGGGTTTCAATGGCTTTTTATTATCGCTATCATGTGTACTGTTGAACGTGATCATAGCGAAAAACGCAGATATGAAAACGCAATATTGGAAATATGTAGAAAGAACGGTAAGACATTCTTAATAGCCGTTCTTTTTATTTTGCTTTTCTTTATTGAGCCTAAATTCTCTAAGTTTTATTCTGTCGCTCCTGATGGTTCATTGTCTCGTGAAATTAAGACGGCGATTGAGGAAATTATTCGTTCAAGCCCTGCTATGCTTGGCAAGATGAATGGTAAAGAGAAATTCAAAATGCTAAGGGATTATATCCACTGTAATATCACAGAGAACAGATATATTCCGCTTAATTACTCTACTGGTAGATTGGACGGCAAGCTCCCTAGTGTATTCCTTGTAGATGAAACAGGGGCGTTACCTAACACCTATGCGATTGAGGCTATGAGGTCAGGTCAGCTGACTATCCTCAATAAATTAGGTTTTATCATTTCAACTAAGTATCCGACACTCAATAATCCTTTTGAAGATGAAGTTGATTATGCCAAGAGGGTGCTTAATGGAGCGGTAGATGATGATAAAGTATTCGCCTTGTTATATGAGCCTGATGACACTAAAGGTTGGGCTACTAATGACGAGGTATTGGAACAATCAAATCCGTTGGCTCTAGAAGTATCTGAAATCATGGAAGATTTAAAAGCTAAACGTCAGGTGGCCATTGAAATTGAAAGCAAAAGGGAAAACTTTATCACAAAGCATTGCAACATCATCTACAGTGGAGCGGGCAGTGAAAGCTTTGTCAATGTAGCCGACCTACAAAAGGGGGCAGTTGATCATATCGATTGGCAAGGCAGAGAAGTGTTCCTGGGCGTTGACCTGGCGATGACAACAGATAACTGCGCCGTATCTATGGTTGCCTATGATGAGGATGAATGTAGAGCCTACTTACAATCCGTTGCGTTTATTCCTGAAGATAGGATAGATGAAAAGTCCAAATTAGAGCGGATTCCGTATCGTGACTACATTAATGCAGGCAACTGCATCCCGTGCGGTAATCGTACTGTAGATTATGGTGCTATTGAGAGATACATCATGACTATAGAGCAGAAATACGGCGTCACAGTCATGGGTATTGGTTATGACAGATATAATGCTCTGTCCACTGCTCAAAAGCTAGAAGAGGCAGGATACACAATGGTAGAAATCAAGCAACACTCTAGTGTATTGCATCCAGCTACCAAGTGGCTTGCTGAATTAGTGGCAGAGGGCAATTTATCTTATGACAAGTCCAATAAACTCCTAGAAATTAACTTTGAAAACTCAAGATGTGTATACGATACCAATATGAACCGCTATGTGAACAAGAAAAAATCACGAGGCAAGGTAGATATGGTAGTCGCTGGAATCAATGCAATGTATCTATTGCATCAAAATTATATGTTAAACAGTGCATTGGATTGGGTTGTTCAGATTTAAGAAAGGGGGTGAAATGAGAAATGGGACTACTAGATAAGATTATTGGCGTAGAAGAGCGCTCCGAGGATAACCAAAACGCCTATGTAGACACGGCTGATAGTATTGATTTAACCTTGCCAAGCTTTGGGACTAACCCAACTGTTACACGGCAACAGGCTTTATCTGTTCCCGCGGTGGCAAGTGCCTTGTATTTGATCAGTGGCATCATAGCGGGGATACCAATTAAGCTATATCGTAAAGAAAATGACGCCATAACGGAAGTTAAAGGTGACGATAGGGTAAAGCTACTTAACATTGAAACGAACTCCGTTTTAGGGGCATATGAGACAAAACAAGCTATGTTGAATGACTTAATCATGGAAGGCAGTTGCTATTGTTACATTGGTAAGAATGGAAATACGGCTGAATCGTTACAATATTTGCCAAAATATAGAGTATCTTGCCTGGATAATGGGCAATTAATTGATAGAAAACTCTATTTCCTTGTTGACGGCAAGTATTATGACAACTTTAACATTATGCGAGCCGTAAGAAACTGCAGTGATGGTGTTCATGGCAATGGTCTCTTGCAAGATAATGCCATGCATATCTCAAGCATGTATAACGCATTGACGTATGAAAATGGCGTAATTAGTAAGGGTGTACGTAAAGGTTTCTTGAAATCAGAGGGCAGATTAACAGTAAAAGCCCTTGAGGCGCTTAAAAGAGCTTGGCGATACATGACTTCTAAGCTTGGACAAAGCGATGTTATTGTGTTAAACAAAGGGATTACCTTTGAAAGTGCTGATAGTACCGCCGTAGAAAATCAGTTGAATGAATCCAAGCAAACCAATGCTGATCTAGTGTATAAATTATTTGGATTTACCGATAAGACATTCACAGATGAAAAAGCATTTAATATCTTTGTTAAAACCACTATCATGCCATTAGTCAACTGCTTTACAGAGGCAATTAACCGCTCTATGTTGCTTGAAACTGAAAAAGGAACACTATACTTTAGCCTTGATATGAACGACTTACAAAAGGCGGATATGTTGACACGATTCAATGCATACAAGACTGCATTGGATAGCAACTGGATTAATGTTGATGAAGTCCGTGAACGAGAAGATTTATCTCCTATGGGCATCGACTTTGTAAGCATGAACCTTGCCAATGTATTGTACTGGCCTGAAAGCCAAAAGGTTTACACACCGAATACTGGTATTATGGGCGACCTGACCACCTTAAAAGCAGAGAAAGGGGGTGAGGAAAGTGAAAATCGAAGTTAGAAACGGAGCAGTAACGATTGAGGGGTATGTCAATGTTACTGAACGCCTATCTAAGCCAATCCGTGATGTAAGAGGTCAATTCTTGGAAAAAGTTGCGACTGGTGCATTTAATTCTGCCCTACAACGCAATGATAATGTAGAATTGCGGTTTAATCACCGCCGTAAATTGGGCGA